TGTCTCTCAAGGGCAAAGTTTTTCTTACCTTTGACCCAAGAGAACTTATTAGATAAGGCTTTGAGTTGGGCATCAGTTGCCAAATCATTCGGGTTTTTAATCACATACTTTGTAGACATTATTTTACCTCCTGTAGATAGTTTGATAAAGCATTTTGAAACTCTTTATCATTCGAAGTGACAAAGAGAACTTCAGGTAATAACGATTTCACAACCTCAAGAGCTTGTGCTTTAGATAAAGTTTCAACAGCTGAATGAGCTGTATGAATATGCGTAATGCATTGTGCCATAATTGCCTCCTTTTAAGTTTTAATGACGGATAAAGCTATTTACATCTCTGAATACGTGGAAGAGATGTGGTAAAATACTTTAGAAGACATTGAAACATTAAAAGGAGAATGCAATTATGAGGACGATGTGTTGCCATATTCATAGCTCATTCAGGTGGGGAAACATCTAAAGTGCAACTCTGGTGTGAAATCGTTATCTGAAGTTCTTTGTCACTGAGAGATAAGGGCTATCAAAATGCATCAAACTAATACAGGATAAAAGGACTACAAAGTATTATTTAAAACCCTGATTTCAACTGTGGTCAACTCTGCCGTTCTAGTTCTCTTGGCAAAGGTGAAGACTTTCCAGAGAGACAAGTTCAACTTTAAAGCCTGTGATAAATAAGATAAAGGTAACTCACTAAGGAGGAAACTTTTGAAGCTTTGATAAATATTCTGTAACTTACTAGGCTATGAAGATGCGGATAAGTCATAAACCAGTCGCTAACATCTACATAAGCTTCAAAGTTTCTGGGGTTAAATTGTCTAGGGGGTAGGCAGGTGACCACCCCACCCACCGTGTATATATATGTAGTGGTCGCACAAATATACCTAAATCTCACGTAAACCAGTCCGGCCTTTAAAGACTATTATATATATTAAAGTGGTATTTATTTTTTGGCCCCCTATGGGGTTTGGTAGGTCTCTAAAGACTATATAAAGGTGGTGGTTATCTAGGTATTCAACCGGCCCAACCAGTAACCTTCATTATATAGTTCAGATATAGATTTGTCAAGCTTTTTCTTGACATTTTTCAAATCTATCCCTATAATAGAAAACATGAGTATTCTTCCGGTTGAAAAAAGAAACCGTCAGCTTACTGACAAGCAACAGAAGTTTTTAGATGCTTTGGTTGCTCACAATGGTAACCCTAAGGTTGCTGCTGAGGTGGCTGGTTATTCTGGTAATTATCATCAGGTTTTGAAGTCTTTGAAAGACGAAGTGATTAATTTGGCTGAGGATGTGTTAGTACAACATGCTCCTCGTGCTGCTTTTAAGTTAGTTGAGGTTATGGAGTCCGATAAACCCATAGCTCAAGCTAATAATAAACTTCAAGCTGCCCAAACTTTGTTAGATAGAGTTGGAATTGCTAAGACTGATACGCTTAATGTTAATCATCAGGCTAGTAACGGTATCTTTATTATGCCCGATAAAAAAGAAATAGTTGTGGAAGCAACCAAATATGAAGATATTCCTGACTGAAGTCAACGATATTGTTGAGAACAAAAGATTTATTGGTCCTTATATTAAGGCTCAGTCTTTTGAAGAAGCACAAAAGATTGCTTACGAATATGAATTGATTCTAGTTGGTGAGTTACACGAACTAATTACTGAAGAAGAAGAAACTAAACGAGTCATACACTAATGAGTAAAAAAGACCCAAGACTAGCCAGAGCCGGAGTAAGTGGTTATAATAAACCCAAACGAACTCCTAACCATCCTAAGAAATCACATATTGTGGTAGCGAAGGAAGGCGATAAGATTAAAACAATTCGTTTTGGTCAGAAAGGAGCTAAGACAGCTGGTAAACCTAAGCCCGGTGAATCAGCTCGTATGAAAGCTAAGCGTAAGAGTTTCAAAGCTCGTCACGCTAAGAATATAAGAAAGGGCAAAATGTCAGCTGCATATTGGGCTGATAAGGTTAAATGGTAAGATGCCACAATTAGGAAGCGAACACAAACCTGTAAAATTAAATACAGGCACCATAGCTGGGAAAGGCTCTAAAGCCCGTCCCGGTGTTTACACACAAGAATATAGAGATAACTTTGATAGGATATTTGGACATGCCAAGAAAAGCAACAACAAAAAAGAAAAGTAAAAGCAAGGTAAATCAAGCTGGTAACTACACAAAACCAGCTATGCGTAAGAGGCTTTTCGAGAAAATCAAAGCCGGTTCTAAAGGTGGTAAACCCGGACAATGGTCGGCTCGAAAAGCCCAGCTCTTAGCAAGTGAATACAAGAAAAAAGGCGGAGGGTATAAATAATGTATTTCGGTTTAGAAGAAATGTTTAGATTTATTAAAGAATGGTTTATTAGAGATAGTAAGTCAAAGAGAAAAAATGGCACTAAAAAAGTCACAAAAAAGTCTTAAGCGTTGGACCAAACAAAAATGGCGAACCCCAAGTGGGAAGAAGTCTAGTGAAACAGGTGAAGTTTACGCACCTAGTTCTACCATAAAAAAATTAAAATCAACTGCTGCTGGTCGTAAAAAACTAGCTGCAGCTAATAAAAAGAAAAGAGCAGCCACCAGAAAAGGTAAGCAACATGCGAAGCATGGTTTGCATAAAGGCAAGAAGCGATGATAATGTTACCTGATGGGTATATTAAAAGAAAAACTTCAACCATACCTTTTGGCTATGAGTTGTCAGATATAGATGGTTATTTAAAACCCAACGACCACCAGCTCAAAAACTTAGCCGAAGTCTCAGAAATGGTCGCTAAGGAACAGATAAGTTTAGGAGTAGCTGTTGATTGGTTAGAGGAAACGACAGAACGTAAGATTTCTAAGATGGGCTTAAAGAAACACATAGATAAACTGTATGGCACAAGACAAGAAAGATTGGGAAGTTAATCCACAAAATTACTTGACAAATCCCGATGGTAGCTTTATAATAAAGAAGGATGGGACTCCACGTAAAAAAGGTGGTCGTCCTAAAGGAGTCGGGAATAAATTACCTGACTCTTTGACGTTACAGAAGAAGTTAACTAAAAAGTTAAAGAACAAACAAGATAACGTTCAGAAGTTAAAAAGAAAATTAACAAGGGCAGAAAAGTCCTTAACAGAACAAAAGAAAATATTAACTGAAAATGTTCTGACTGAATCGGAAGCTGAGAAGTTGCCGGACATAGTTCAAGAGCATTTAGATAAGACAGGTTCTCATGTGGCATTTATGCCGAATGAAGGACCACAAACAGACTTTTTAGCTGCACCAGAAAAAGATGTTTTGTATGGTGGAGCAGCGGGTGGTGGTAAAAGTTTTGCCATGTTAATAGACCCATTAAGGTATTGTCATAAGAAAGCTCATCGAGCTTTAATACTTAGAAGAACAATGCCTGAGCTTCGAGAGCTAATAGATAAATCTCGTGAGATATATCCCAAAGCTTTTCATGGAGCTAAATTTAAGGAAGTTGAGAAAGTTTGGTACTTTCCCAGCGGAGCTAAAGTAGAGTTTGGTTTCTTGGAAAAAGAATCCGATGTTTACCGATACCAAGGACAAGCATATTCTTGGATAGGGTTTGATGAGATTACTCATCTCCCTACCGAATTTGGTTGGAACTATTTGGCATCACGATTAAGAACAACGGACCCTTCCATAGAAACTTACTTACGTTGCACAGCTAACCCGGGTGGTTCAGGTGCTAACTGGGTAAAAAAGCGTTACGTTGAAGCCGCTACTGAAAATACCACTTTTATGGGAACTGATGGTTTAACTCGGAAGTTTATTCCAGCTAAACTAGCAGATAACCCTTTCTTAGCCGAAGACGGTAAGTATGAAACCATGCTGAAGTCATTACCGGCTACGCAAAGAAAACAACTCCTTGAAGGTAATTGGGATGTAGCAGAAGGAGCAGCTTTCACCGAGTTTGATGTGAGTTTACATGTCATACCTCCGTTTGAAATACCGGTTTGGTGGGAAAGAGTAAAAGCGATTGACTATGGTTACTCTTCAGAATCATGCTGTTTATGGGGAGTCGTTGACCCTGAAGACAAAACTTTACTAATTTATAGAGAATTGTATCAGAAAGGTTTAACAGGAGAAGCACTAGCCCAACGCATTCATGATATGGAAGAAAATGAAACTAGGTCAATCCCGGGCATCTTAGATACAGCTGCTTGGGCAAGAACAGGTTACACTGGTCCTACCATTGGTGAAATGCTAATTAAAGCAGGACACAAGCTCAGAAGAGCAGATAAAAATAGAATTGCTGGTAAGATACAAATACATGAGTATTTAAAAACTACACCTTCAGGTCGACCAAGGTTGCAGATTTTTAATAACTGTGTAAACTTAGTAAGAGAACTACAAAGTTTACCATTATCAAGAAGCAACCCGGAAGATGTAGACACTCATGCTTCGGACCATGCTTACGATGCCTTACGGTATATGATAATGAGCAGACCGAAACTAGATAATCCATTTGAGAGAATGGCCAGAATTAAAAGTGACAGACACTTTAATCCAGCAGATTCGACTTTTGGATATTAGATAAATGGCAGAGGATAACAACGACAATAGCTTTTTAAACGCTGACTACATATACGAAGATGTAGAAGGTGAGGCTGGGAAGAACTTAAATCTTATCCCTGACCAAAAGAATAATTTAGTAGGACTTATCCAAAGTCGTTTTACCGTTGCTGAAGATGCTCGTGATGGTGAAGAACGTAGATGGTTGGAATCTTATGAAAACTATCGTGGTCTGTATGGTAAGCGAGTTAAGTTTAGAGAATCAGAAAAATCTCGTATCTTTATCAAAATTACCAAAACAAAAGTTCTCGCTGCTTTTGGTCAATTAGTTGATGTCTTATTTGGTACTGGTAAATTTCCTATCGGTATTAATGAAACCAAAATACCAGAAGGCGAAAAAGCCGAAGCTCATTTA